CTCCCAAATATGCTCCAATAATTGTATCATATCTTACAGTAATAAGTGGCACCATAAGAGCTTCAGCAATTGCCTCCGCTAAAGATGTCTTGCCATTTCCAGGGGGACCTATAAGCAAAATTTTGTTTCTTGGTTCCAACCCATAAGATCTAAGCAAATCCGCCCTCATCTGTTCTTCAATAATCGCTCTACATGTTTCAACAACATTATCCGGAAGTAATAGCTGCTCTAATCTTTTTTCTGGCATTTTTTCTTCAAATAAATGCTTTGGAATACTATTAATACTGTTTATAGTGTGCATATTCGTATTCCTCGGAGTAGGAATTGTCTGTTCTGGATTTTCCTTTAGAAGCTGCTCTATTTTATTCGCTAATATCTCATGTTGTTTTGTTCGTTCTTCGGCACAGATTGCTTGCGTTGCTCTACGGAAAGTCATATCATCTTTTCGCAATCCTGCCTTAATTAATTCGCATAGTAAATCTGCTCTGGCCATTTTACATCCTCCAATCGAGTTTTATAAATAAACAAGAAAATCGTCAAAGCTTTTTCAATTCATTAACATCAATAAAATTGCTTTCACAAAATTCATAAAAGAATTTTTAGCTAGTTGACTCGGTTCATTTCTTGAATTTTCCCACCTATTAATGGTAGCAAAACTTACTCCCAGAGCATTCGCTAATTTTTTCTGACTCATTTCTAATTGTATTCTTACATTTTTAACCTGATTCGCAAACATACAATCCTCCTATTATCACACTATACAATATATAACATTTGTTATACTTAAGTCAATAGATATAGACATATTCACTTGTTTTTTTGCCCAAATCACCATTTTGACATTACGTTCAAACATTTTATTCATTTTTTGCAAGAAAAAAGCCGATCAGGAATCATAACTCCCAATCGGCATCTTTTCTTACTCCTCTTCATTTTTACATTCAATCTCCGTTCCATCCAGGAACACCACCAACAATGTTCCGTCCTCAAAGACCTTGATGTGGTCCAGCGTTTTCAGCATGAAGTCCGTATCCATCTTCGTAAGAGGTTCTGCACCATCGGTGTATTCTATGAACTTCTCTGCCCGATAACCTTCCAATAGGTTCTCGCTCTGAAGCTGCTCCGTCCACTGCTCCATTAAATCCTCTCTGTTCTCCACCAGTGCGTTCCAAGCCATCAGATAAGCCTTTACCAGCGTTTCTTCTTCTACGTGGCGGTTGGTACATCCCATGACTCCTTTAACCTTATAGCGTTCACTGCATTGCCATACCTTACGGTCAACGCCCGTGCTGCTCCGCCAGCCTTTCCGTGCAAACACCTTATTACAGTCTCCGCAAATTATCTTGGATGCAAATGGATTGCTTTCTGGCCGGTGGGAATAGGAGTTTGTCCCATGCTCCTCCAGATACTTCTTCCTGCGTTTTATTTCAAGCTGTACACATTCCCATATCCGCTTTGAAATGATGGCATCATGGTCATCCTCCACATAAAACATCTGAATTTCCCCTTTGTTCTGTGTACGTTTCTTGGTGAGGAAATCCACCGTATAACTTTTCTGCAGCAAGGCATCACCCTTGTATTTTTCATTTTCCAACATACTCATTAAGGTTGTGGACTGCCACTTCGTACCGCCATCCCAGTTTTTCACACCTTCCCGTTCAAAAATCCTCTTGATGTAATCGGTTGTTTTTCCGTCCAGGAATTCCTGATACAACCGAATTACAATCGGCTCCTGTGTCCTGTTGATTACCAACTTCCCCGTTTCATCCGTATCGTATCCAAGAAAACGCTTTGTACTCATTTTGTGTTTTCCTGTTTCAAACCTTCTGCAGATTCCCCATGTGCAGTTCTCTGAAATGGACCGGCTCTCATCCTGTGCCAGTGAGGAAAGAATGGTCAGCAGCACTTCGCCCTTTGCATCAAGGGTATTGATATTTTCCTTTTCAAAAATAATCCCTATCCCCAAATCTTTCAACTCTCGCACATAGTTCAAACAATCCAGCGTATTTCTTGCAAATCGGGAAATGGACTTAGTAATAATCATGTCTATTTTCCCCGCCCTGCAATCAGCAATCATACGATTGAATTCATCTCTCTTTTTGGTGTTGGTTCCTGAAATACCTTCATCCGCATAAGTTCCTGCATATTCATAGAGAGGATTTTCGCTGATATAATTTGTGTAATAATTGACCTGATTCTCATAACTTAATAACTGTTCTTCTTGGTCGGTTGACACTCTGCAGTACGCTGCCATCCTCAACTTCTGCACTGCCTGTGCTGTTCCTGATTCCGCAGTCGAAATCTGCTTTACTGGTATAACTGTAATACTTCTTGCCATTTCGAATCACCTCCTCAACTACTGTCTGTTCCGCAATATTTAATCCCTGCAGTTCTGCATCATCAATTCGTATCCCTTTACACGCCTTGACTCCCTTTTCAATGTAGGTGCTGCAGAGCCATTGGATTTTCTTGTTGTAAACCTGTCTGCGACGGAGCGTTTTTCCGCAGTAAGAGCAAATCAGCATTCCGCTTAAGGAATAGCGGTTCTGGAACTTCATTGTGCTGTCCTGTCCGATATTCCTGTCACGCTTTCTCTGTTCCCTGACTTCCTGCACCTTTTCCCATACCTCAGGCGTTATGTGGTTCTCCGAAATGTAATAACTCTGCACTTCCCCGTTGTTTTTCCTTGTATGGTTTCTTTTGTTTTCAGGGGTGTAATACTTCTGCAGATGAAAATCCCCTTTGTACTTTTCATTGCAAAGCATCCCATTGATGGTCCCGCTCTCCCATGTTGTTCCCGTCACCGTTTTCACGCCCAAGTAATCAAGCAGCTCCCCAATCCTTGACGAGCCGACATTCATCAGATAAAGGTCGAAAGTCAGACTGACAATTTCCGCTTCCTTTCGGTTCACAATCAAATCTCCATATTCATTTTTGTCATAACCGAGGAAGCGAGAGGTGGTAATCATCACTTCCCCTCTCTCAAACTTCTTCCGAATGGACCATTTATTGTTTTCACTCATGCTTCTGCTTTCTTCCTGTGCAAAAGAAGCGAGGACGGCAAGCATCATCTCACCGTCCCCTGATAGAGTGTTAATGTTCTGTTCTTCAAAAAAAATACCGACACCCAGCTCTTTCAGTTCCCTTGCGAACTGTAGAACGGTGACAGTATTTCTTGCAAACCTTGATATGGATTTTGTAATAATTAAATCAATCTCTCCTGCCCTTGCCTTTTCCATCATTCTCTGGAACTGTGGGCGGTTCTCACAATAACCGGATATGCCCTGATCAGCAAATACTCCGATAAATTCATATTCCGGATTTCCGGTAATCAGTCTCTCATAGGTTTCTATCTGGTTTTCAAGAGAGTCTTCCTGTCTTCTGCTGTCTGTGGAAACTCTGGCATAAGCACAAACCCTTTTCTTTTGTAAGACCGAAGCTGGCCGTTTGTTAATCACTTTTACTCGCACGTTACATCACTTCCTTCAAAAAACCTTTTCTGAAACTCCTGAATCCTTCGGAAAATGGCCTGTGCATTCTCTACCTTGTCAATGTACACCACTTCCACATTTCTCTTACTGCAAATCAGCATAAACTCCATAAACTGTCCCCAGTCACGGGCAATCGTGGCAGCCCTCATGGTAACCACCACATCTATCTTCTTTGCTGCGATTTCCGCTTTCAGACGATTAAATTCTTTTCTGTTCGGGTCGGCTCCTGAAGCTTCCTCAAAGAAAATCTGCAAATCCCATTTCTGTTTTCCATATTCTTCTTCCAACCGCCTCATTACATCGTCCAGATATTTTTCATAATCTCTGTCACGATGATTGACTCTGCAGTAAAAAGCCACCCTATTTATCGTTCCTGCAATCACCATATAAATAAGTACTCCTTTCGCTTTTGGTAGTATATAAATCACTCTAAACCCCTGTAAAGTCAAGCAATTCTACGGTTTCCACCCACTCTTTTTTCACTCTGTCCAAACTTGTCAGGAGCCGAAAAAAGCAGCCGGACAGAAACCTGTTGTCTCTGTCCGGCTTATCTTTAAACCCTCTCGGTATAATCCAGTGAAATCCATCCGTCACGATTTTTCTGATAAGATTTCAGAAGTCCCCAAAGGCTCGCACCTTTACCTTCTGCTTCTTCCACAATAGTGAAAGCACCTTTTCCGGTGTACTTACCTGTTTTATCATAGTCTGTTCCCGGACCCTTGCGGATGTTCAAATCTTCGATGGATACTCTCACAAGATACGGTGTGAATGTATCATTGGAATAAATCACTTTACCGGATTCATCAAATACGGAATATCCCTTATTTTCATCCGCACACCTCTTGGCATTTTCCAAACTATGGAATGCACCCTTCTGTGTGGCAGCATCCGCCCATGTCTTACGCACACGATACCAGACTTCTTCCGATTCTGCTGTCTCGTTCTTAATTCCAATCATGGCATTTAAGATTGTAATAATCTTTGCACCATATCCGGCTCCTGCTGCCCATCCCCTTCCGTCTGGATTTTCTTTCTGTCCAAGCCGCTCCACATATTCCGCACAGCCTCTTGCGACATACTTGAAGCGTGGATCAACGCATTCATTCTTCAAATCCACTGTGGAAGCATAGGCTTTCAAATGCTGAACCTGCGCCCTGATACCAAGCTGTGGTGTAGCAAAGGAATTTCCTCTCATTCCATTGGAAGTCACTCCCATGCCACAGAAATTGCTCTGCTCGAGCGTAACAGCAGAACCGAAGAATCCAAAATTACCTGTTTCCAGACAGGACTGTGCAAAAGCAAGATCACCACGGACACCCTCTGTCTTTCCCTCCGAAAGATAAAACGGAATCATATCAATAACCGACTGTGCAACATCAGGATTCTTTGCTTTAATATACTCTGTCATCTGCTCCACCGTTGCCACTGCGTTACCCATAATCTTTGTAAATGTAGTTTCTTCCTTTTTCGTCACTCCATAATAGGCAACAATACATTCTGCTTCCGTTTTGGCAAGTTTCTGCAGATTAGCTGAACAAATAGGTTGTGATGAGCGTACAATACTAAATATTGAAAACGACCGTGGTAATCCCAAGTTCGAAGTATTGTGCCAGATCATCGCTTATTTACACATTCCTGCAGACCGTATTTTCCACCCTGACACTGCTACGGATGGGGTGAAAAAACAAAAACTGTTATTGATGCTACAGGAATGTGATGAGCAAGAGGCAGCCGAGATTCTTCCAGCAATTGAATACCTCTTAGCACTCATACATAAAAGAGGTAATTCAAACGAATAAAGGAACCAGCTAATCCGTTGTGATTCTGGTTCTTTTCTTTTTGTTGCCATCTCCAAATCTTACTCTTATAATATTTTAATTATTACACAAGTAAGATTTCAAGTCAATATGTTTTTTCTGAAATTGACAACAACATAAATAACGTCTATAATATATT